GTGTGGTGATTCATCTAAAGCTCGTGATGTTTTAGGATGGAAACCAGAAACATCTTTTGAACAGATGGTACATAATATGGTAGACCACGATATAGGTTCATTGTCATGATAAAAATAAAAATAAGAGAACCATTTGTTGGTAAAAATAGAATTTCTTTCTTTGGTTTTTATGCACTTAAAAATCAGTTAAGAGATTATAGTATAGAAATAACAGATTCTAATGATTATGATTACCTATTTGTTGGTGCTCATAATATATTGAATAAGGGTTTGAGTTTAGAAGATAGTATTGACTATGGTCTTGAGAGTTGTAAAGATATTAGTGGTGATTATTTTTTATTTGATGGAAGCGACTCCACATCTTTAATTGGCTCATACGAAGTATTTGAACAAAGTGATGCTAAATTTTTATTTAAAAATCAATTATTAAAAAATAGAGAGGACTATTTAAAACCGACTGTATTAAACAAGTGGTTTTTTGGTAATGGTTCTGATTTGGACAAAGGTTATGACATACCAAAAGATGTTTGGGATAGAATAAAATTATCTGGTTTCAATCTTGGTTACTTTCAAGGTGATAGATTTAGACCTGATGTTTATAAAGAACACCCAGTGTGTACAGAAAAAACCATAGATTTGTGTGCTATATATCAAGGGTTTCATAAGAAAAATACAGAACATCTAATTAGAAATGATATGTATTATACAAAACATAGAGGTGGTGCGTGGGATATCATAGGTGATAATCCTGGCTATACTTTTGTAAAAGATAAATTACCATTTGATGAGTATATGAATACATTATATAAATCTAAACTGGCATTGTCACCATTTGGTATGGGAGAAGTTTGTTACAGAGATTTTGAGATACTTGATTTGGGTGTTGCTATGTTAAAACCAACTATGGAAAATGTTGTAACCACACCAAATTATTACATAGAAAATGAGACGTATATTCCTGTCGATTATGATTGGAAAAATTTAAACGAAGTTGTCTTGGAAACGCTTGACAATAACGATAAAATTGAGTATATTATAGGTAAGTCAAGAGAGACGTACAAGGAGATATATTCTGCTCATAATTTTTGTATGTATTGGTATAATTTTTTTGCTAATTTAAGTGGAGTTGAAAATGATTAATTTTATACAAATTGGTACATCTAATGCACACGACCATTGTTATCGTTTTGTGAAAGACCAAGATATAGAATTTGGTGTGTTAGTTGAACCTATGAGTGAAATGATGACATTGGCTAAAGAGTGTTATGGTTCATTATTACAAGAAAAAAATATAAGTACGGAGACTATTGCTATAGTTCCTGAAGATAGAAAAGAAGATAAGGTCACAATATGGTATCATTGGCCAAACACGGCATTTAATTCTATTTTTAAAGAGCATACAAGTTCATTTGACCAACCAGATCCTGTAAAGAGTTTTGAGGTTGATGCTATGACCATAAATGAGTTGTTAGAAAAATACTCAGTTACAACCTTAGACTATTTGTTTGTTGACACCGAAGGATTGGATGGTGAAATTTTGATGTCAATTGATACGGACAAGTATATAATAAAAGAAATTATGTTTGAACATCATCACCTTAGAAAAGGCAAATATGGAATGAACATCTTGAAAGAAAAGTTTGAACCTCTTGGATATACGTTTAGTGGGGTAGATTCTTTAAATACGAGAATAAAATTAACATGATAACTACCACTATATCTACAAATAATAATTTAGATTATTTAAAACTAGCAATTAAGTCGGTAAGACAAAATGCTTATCACAAAGATATGCCTATAATAGTACACGCAGAAAATTGTAATGATGGCACATTTAATTGGTTAGATTCTAACCACAGAAAGTATGATTTAGAATATTATATAGACCAAAACGATGACCCGAAAGGTATAGGTGGTGGTATGAACTTTTGTGTCGATAAAGTTAAGACCGAGTTCGTGAATATTATTCATTCTGATATGTGGATTGCTCCTAATCAAGACTTGGAATTATTGAAGTTGTATGATGATATCGGAGATACCAAATTAATTGCTTCATCATTTAGAATACAACCAAGAATATTTGTCAACGATCCTGATTACAGACCTGGCACGGTGTTTGTAGATACGGATGAATTTGGAGCATATGCTGAAGATTTTGATTCTAATTCATTTGATAAATGGGCTACAGAGTTTTCACAAATGAATGGTGAGTTAGAAGTTCGTAAAGGTGGTGGTGCTGGGTTCTTCTGTAGAGTCGAGGACTATAAATGGATAGGTGGGAATGATGATTTGTTTAGACCAGCTTCGTGGGAAGATAAAGATTTATTCATTCGTATGCAGTTAGAGGGATATGAATTTAAAATGATACCACAATCTGTTGTATGGCATTTCTCTGCTCGTGGTAGTCATTTTAGAGATGAGGCTAAAGATAAGTTTCACATGAAGTCAAAAAGACAACAAGAGGCAGAAGAAATTAACATGCGTAAATGGGTAGATAAATGGGGTAGATTACCAATTGAAGATGAAGATACTTTCGTAGTACCAATTGAGGGTACAGAAGTGCCTACAAGAATCGAGTGGAAAAGCTATGAGTAAAATTTTATTAGTTATAACAACATACAATCAATCACATTATACGAAGTTGTGTTTTGAATCACTTAAAAAATTAGACGACAATATAGATGTTTTGGTTGTTGATGATTATAGTACAGATGATACTGTTGATATTTGTAAAGAATATGGTTATCGTGTCATAACAAAAGATGAACCAAAGGGCTTAACTGATTCTTGGAACATAGGATATCGTGAGTTTTTGGGGACTACTGAAGAAGGTACTGATTATGACTACTTTATACTTGCTAATAATGATATCTTAATTCCAAAAGGTGCTATCGGAGAGTTGGTTTCTACCTTTAAAAAATGGAACTCAAGTTTAGTAGTACCAATGTCTACTGAATATGGTGTTGGTCACAATCTCACACAAAATGTTAATAACTATTATCATGGTCTTGAGGTTGATGAGCCAGAAGATTATCAACATGTTCAAGATGAAATATTAAAAGTAAAAGAGGAAATGAGAAACTCTAATAATCTGTACTTGTGTGATCCTGCTAGGATGAAAATGTTTAATGGATTTTTCTTTATGATGAATCGTGATATAACCATTTATGAGCAAAATGAAGATGAACTTTTCAAGACAGATAAAATCATGACAAAAAATGAAGACCAATTTAATTGGGATAATTTAATTACAAACGATGATTTTTCAATGTTATGTAAGACATCATTTGTATTTCATTACAAAGGTGTATCTACCTTTAAAGTGTTTGATAATTACAATAAGATATCCAATGATATACCAGAGTGGAAAAGACAGAGAGAGTTAAAGGGTGGATAGAATAACCTATGATATAGAGAATTATTTGTTTAGAGATATAGTATCACAATGGTTTTTTAATCGTGGTATTTTACCTTATTTTGGTTTACCGAGTTTACACTCTGAACGAGACTATGAATTGTTTGATAGAGAACATGACCAATCTACAATATGGCATAAGTGTTTTTATGAAATGATTAGAGAAGATAAAAGTTTTGACGATTCGTATACAGATTTTTTACATGACATAATTAAACCAAGATTTGGGGAAGAAATAGTCTATCAAAAAATACCAACTTTTAGAGTTCACTTACCAAATAATGTATCTGTTGGAGAGTTTCATAAAGATAAACATTACAGAGATGAAAAGTGGGCTGAAAAAGTAGAGGAGTTAAACTACTTTGTACCATTAACAAAGGCATATGGAACTAACACGATATGGGCAGAGACCGAAGAAGATTTGGGAGACTATCAAGAAATGAAGGCTGAGTATGGTGATTGTATAGAGTGGAGTGCTAGTAAATTAACACATGGTAATAAACAAAACATAACGTCAATTACTAGGGTTAGTTTTGACTTTAGAGTTATACCTAAATCAAGGTATATAGAAAGTGAACATTTAACAATTAACACCAAGATACCGTTTGGTATTGGTGGATATTATGAGGTTTTATAATGGATGATAGAATAATAAGTTTTATACAACCAAGTAGAAACAATCTAAAGTATCTTAAATGGTCTTACGATAGTATCAGAAAGAATTTAGGATATCGTCACGAGATATGTTGGGCTGATGATTTCTCAGATGATGGAACTTGGGAGTGGATGCAAGAGATTGCTGAGAAAGATAAAAATGTAAAGATACATCGTAATGAAGGTCCTACAAGATTAGGTCACACGATACTTTACGATACATTAGTAGATATGGCAACAAGTGATATTGTGATGATATACCACGCTGATATGTATGCGTGTCCTAATATGGATATAGAAGTTCTTAAACATTTAGAAAGAGGAAAGGTTGTATCTGCTACTCGTATAGAACCACCACTACATCCAGATGGTCCTGAAAAGATACTACAAGACTTTGGTATAGAACCTGAGGAGTTTGATGAATTAGGTTTATTAAATTTTGTATCAGACCACGTTGGAACAAGAGAAGATGATACCACCAATGGAATATTCGCACCTTGGGCAATATACAAAGATGATTTTACGAGTATTGGTGGTCACGACCCGTTGTATGCTCCACAATCAAAAGAGGATTCTGATATATTCAACCGATTTAAGTTGGCTGGTTATGAGTTTGTTCAGACTTGGAAAGGACTTGTATATCATATGACTTGTCGTGGTAGTAGATTTAAAGATGGTGCTATGAGAAATCCAGCAGGTCAAGTCTTCATGAAGGGTAGAGAATCATCAGAGTGGTTAGCTCAAAATCTTAGGTCAACTCGTAACTTCATTCGTAAATGGGGACACATGGTTCAACATGATGATGTTTTACATCCAATTGTTCCACCAAAATATGATGTTGCTTTTGTAGTTTATCGTTGTAGTAAACAGATGTTGTATGAGTTAGAGCCTTGGTGTGGTAAAATATATTTAGACCTAAGTGATTCAGATATTATGGGTGAGTATGTAAAAGAAGAACAACCAAATACTCAGTTTGATTTGGATGAGAAAATAAAACTGTATGGACATAATAAAATATCAGAGTTACATGATATCTGTGTGGAGTTCAACGCTGAACAATTGAACAATGAAAACTTTCAAGTGCTAGTTAACTTATCAAAAATGCTACAAGATAGTGGAGAGATAGGTGAGATGGAATACGATATATTTAAGTTTTACATCAAATCACTTGAAACATACGAAAAAAACTTAGTCGTTTGTAAGACTAACTAACTATTTATAAGTGTAATAAGAGGTTATAATGGAAAATAAATTAGGTTCTTACATCAATAATTTGATGACCACCATAGTAGATAAAGAAGAAAGATTTTTTATCAGAAGTCTAGCATTTAATGAATTGACTTCTTTGAGTAATAATATTAGCGAAGTGTTAAGAAATTACGATGAGTTAGAGAAGATTGCTAGACCAACTGAAGAAAAAGACAAAGACCAAATAGAAATTAAATTCGGAGACAAAAATGGCAAAAATAAGTAATCAAGCCTTGGTAGAGTTAAGGAAAGTTAGAGCTGCACTTGACGACATGTACGATAAGTTACAAAAACCTTTGTACAATAAAGTTGTAGCTGCTAAAGTATCCTATAAAGAGGTTAAACCTTTTGATTCGGTTCAAGAAAACTTTGAATATATCTCACAGATAATCAGAGATTTACAAACTGGAGAAGAATAATGGCAAACGACCACGCTAAAGACCGATACGATCCACCAAAAGTGGGTAGTGATTGGGAGAAAGAATATTTCGGTGACGTGAATATTGGAGAGGTATTCAGACTTAAACCAGATAGTAAAGCTAACGCATTTCGTAAAGTTAAGGATGGAGTTGCTTTTGATATTATAGAATCAAAAGAAATTCAATTAGTAGACAGAGACGAAATCTATGTCAAGTCGTAATTTTCAAAAACCAATACGAATAAAAGGACATCGATTAGTCCTTACTAAAAAGATGATTGAAGATGCTCAATCTCAAACTAAATCAAACATGGCTGCCGCTAGATGGTTAGGTGTAAGTTACCTAACCTATCGTAAGTATGCTAAAACGTATGGTTTGTTTGAAAAACATCTGAATCCATCTGGTGTCGGTATCAAAAAAGGTTATGGTAAGTGGATAAAGTCACTTGACCAAATCCTTGATGGGAGTAAGAAGTATCGTATGAGAGCTGGGTACATTAAGAATCGACTCATAAAAGAAAAGTGGGTTGAAGAAGAATGTAGTTCTTGTGGGTATAATGAAATCGTCATGGGAAAAGAATCAGTTGCTCTTCGTTTAGATTATGAAGATGGAGATGTAACTAATAACAAATTAGAAAATCTGAGATTGTTATGTCCTAATTGTTTTTTATCACATAACGGACATATGCCGTCATCAGAGAGGTTTTACAAATGAAACAAAAAGCAATATTAATAAAAGACTTTTACAATGACAAGGGTGCTCTTCATCGAGAAGAGAAAGTAGTAATAGAGGAAAAAGTTGGTAATGGATTGGTTAGAATCAGTACAGAAACAGGTGGTATATTTACAATCCCAAGGCATATTCTTAAATTAATTCCTTGACAAGTTCCTTTTTTCTTTGTATATTATTACTATGAACAAAGTAATAAATTGTACAAAAGAAGATAATCCATTAATACATAAAAAATTACGAGAGGTATCAGTTGAAGAAGGACTTTCTATCGCAACGGAACTATTTCAGATACTTAACAAAAGAGGGGACGGCATTGGGTTGGCAGCTAATCAAGTGGGAATTGATGCACAAGTGGCCGTTGTCAATGTTCGTGAACCTTTGGTACTCATCAATCCGAAGATTGTATCGAAGGAAACTGAGATTCCTTTTTATGAGGGTTGTCTATCTTATCCAGGCAAAGGAGTACACACCAAACGATACAGAGATGTAATCATATCCACAGAACAATCCGAGAGTGATTGGTATTTTAGTGGAGCAGATACACCTAAAGATACTAAGGGTAGTTGGGAAAAAGAACAATCTAATAACGAAGATGCCAGACTTAGGGTATTAGAATCTGTATGTGTACAACATGAAATTGACCATCTAAATGGTGTTGTCTGTATGGATAGGAAGGTAAATACTACTATTGTTAAGGATGCAAAGGTTGGTCGTAATGAACCATGTCCTTGTGGTAGTGGAAAGAAATATAAGAAATGCTGTATAGGGAAATAGAAAGACCATTATTACAAGAGATATACCAAGATGATGCTTGGAAGATGTTGGTATGTTGTATCCTATTGAACCTAACCAAACGAAAACAGGTGGATGGAGTTAGACATGAGTTATTCACCAAGTATCCAACCGAGTATGAGATGATGGAAGCTGATGAAGATGAACTATCAGAGATACTAAGACCATTGGGTTTATATAGAAGGAGAGCTAAGACTCTGATAAAGTTTAGTTGGATGTGGGTTAATGGGTTTACGGATGTTATGGAACTACATGGAATTGGACAATATGCGAGTGACTCTTGGGAGATATTTCAGATGAATAACATGAGTGTCACTCCAACAGACAAAGTATTATTAGAATATTTGTATCAAGAAAGAGGAGTCTAAATGGCAAAACAAAAGTCAATAAACAAAAAGTTAGACTATGAGACTGAATTGTTGATAATCACTATGGAGGAATGTGGTGAGATGATTGAGGCCTGTAGTAAAGCTATTCGTTGTGAGGATTACAAGGACAATGACCGTCTTATAGAAGAAGTGGGAGATGTTCTATGTATGATAGAGTTAATGAAAAATCGAGGAATGTTAAGTAGTAGAGATTTGAACAACAGAGTTCAGATAAAGAAACTTAAGTTATTACAATGGAGTAATTTAATAAAATGAATATAGGTTATGCGTGTATCAACATGCAGCTGAGTTATCCTCAGAAGTATGGTGGTAAGGAAAAGGGAGTGAAACCAATCACTACAGGTCGTAGTATGATTAAGAGAACGTTTCAAACTAAGGGTGTTGATTATGCTAGTGAAATTGCTCTGGCAAATGCTATGGACTTGGATAAGATTATTGATTGGAATATAATGAATGGTTACAAGTTTTTTCGTATTACAAGTGGACTAGCACCTTGGAAGTCTGAGTACGAATGGACAGACCTTAAAGATTTGAAACAAATTCAGATGTATCTACATTCTGCTGGTGTCAAGGTAGATACACATGGTGTTAGAATTACATGTCATCCAGGTCCTTTCAATGTTCTAACTTCGCCACATGAACACGTTGTAGAAAATTGTGTTGGTGATTTGACAATGCATGGTGACACATTTGATATGATGAATTTGACTCGTACACCATACAACAAGATTAACATTCACATTGGTGGTGCTTACGGAGACAAAGAATCTTCTATGGAGAGATTCTGTAAGAACTTTGACAGATTACCAGACTCAGTTAAGACTCGTTTGACTGTTGAGAATGATGACAAAGCATCAATGTATTCAGTAAAGGATTTATATTATGGAGTATACAAACGTATTGGGATACCTATTGTTTTCGATTATCATCACCACAGATTTTGTGATGGTGGACTATCGGAAAGAGAGGCTTTGG